TCCCAAGTATGCCTTCAAGTGTTTTAAACATGAAGGTAGCCGTACGCCAATAACCTTTTAGATAAAAGGAATTTGCCGTGGCGGTCCAAGAAATAAGTCGATCAGCTTGCTGCCTGTTCTCAGGACGCTCTTGACGAAGATATGTAGGTGTAACCTCATATCCGTCAAAGGCATCTATGCCACAAGACTCTCTAAAGCTTCCGCGATAGAAAGTCTTCGCATCATTCACCTTGCAATTGTATTTTCGCAGGTGGTCGAGAACAGATACCGCATACATTGCGGGGACGACTATGTCATCACCGTATATGTAAAGCCCTCTCGAAACGTTAAAAACGTTTCGTGGACTTACAGGAAGGTTCTGGATCTCCAGGAGTGCCACTACACAAACTGTGTAGAAATACATGGCCTCCACGGGGAAACAGAGAGCACTACCCATTGATGCGAACTTCCGAAGCGGGCCAATAATTGTCCCGTTCGGAAGCTCTGCATTGTTGCTTCTACATGCCTCAATCGCATCCTGAAAATCAGGATTTGAACGAAACATTTCCAGAGAGAGTGAAAGAGGAACTCTATCACTTGCATCTGAAAGATCAATCGTTGCTAATTGACCTGTAGAAGACGAACTCAGCGCGAGCTTCTGATTAATCGATTGGTCACTGAAGTTGATGTGACCACGCGTTAACCAATAGGATTCGATCTTGCAATAAAGCAAGTCTCGAATCCCTTGTTGCACAAATTGTTGGCAACAAGGCTCTATCGCGATGATTCGGGGTCCTTTAAGTGTTTTCGGGACCGGAGTAACCCTAACGGGTTGCTCTTGATCCTGTGGTATAATCGTTGTAATTTCGAGCTCATTTGATTCGGGGGGTAATCCGTTAGGATAACCGTCACCGACCAAATGGAAATAAGGCTCGAGACGATCGTGCCACCTACGCCAGACGTATTTCTGATTTCCAGATATACGATCGGCAGTAGCTCCCGGACCGTGCTTAGGCTGACATTCGGAAAGCTCACAAGAGCCAACCAAATTATGCCACAGCACATCAGAAACAGCCAAAAACTTGGCGTGCTCTGATTCTGGAAGTGAGAACACCTCAAAGGTTTGCTCAATTTCGGCGAAGTTCGCAAGCGCAGAGGACACCCTTTCTGGGGTGCACTCAATTTCCACTTTCTTGAATGTAAGGCATATTTGCCGTACAGACTCAACGATAGTAGAAATATCGCCTGGAACCATTCCAATTTCTGGGTCGAAAGACCCAGGATTAAAGGGATGTTTTTCATCGAAAATCCTTCCTGTCTCAATGTCGAAAATATGACTGGTCATACCTTGCAAAAATGCAGGGATTGACCCAGTCTTTGCAAAACCTGCAAAGGCTGTAGAGTCAACAAATCCAATTTCAAGACTTCTTTCGAAGTCTTTACAAAATTGGGGAAGAGTAATCGTTAAAAACGATATACCTTCATTTTCGACACGTGATCTTATTACTTCAAGATCACGTAAATCAGAGACGTTAGCGGTACACTTGATGGTAGCGTCTATATAGACAGCTTCCATCAACTCTAGATAGCTACTTACGTTGCTTTTCAAGCCTGCCTCCTTAATTGGGAGCTAAGCTTCAAGCCACGTTGGTCTACCTATCTCACTACAGATAGTAGTGAGCAATCAAGATCCAGAGCATCTCTGCTCTGGGACCACGGTGATATAGTTGGAAAGCCCCTTTAAGGGACGAGTCTATGACTCGTTTCCAAAGAGCTTACCAACAGCCGTGCTGTCTAGCCAGCCTTCAAGGCCGGCAACGAGGTAGTTCACTTCAGTCGCTGAAAAGCCCACATCTGGGCGATCAATGACGAAGTAGAACGAAAGCAATTCATAGTCATTCACCGCAGTTAGCGGGTCTGCTACGATTGCTCGCTGATCGACACGCACCATGGACCGAATTCGGCCCCCGGCGACGTTTTGATGGGAAATTGTCATTTTGAAATTCCCATCAGCACTAAGGTAGACGGACTTTTTACCGTCCGACTCCACCCTAGGCATCGATTTCGCGACCGCGTTGACAGTTACTGATTGTGGATCGGCAAACATATGATTATCCTCCAATGATGGAGGTAACCATATTGTCTTCGTGGTTGGCCTCCAAAGTTATAGGAGTGTTAATCCCGTTACGGTCCAAACGTTACTCATGCGTCTAGACGTATCTAAGGTAACAGGTAGATTGATCCAAGGAC